TCGCTCACCTTGGTCGTTGGGCCGACAGGGCATGACGCGGAGGTTCTTGCGGCACTCCCCGATAAAGTCAAGATTCACTGGCTTGCCTTGGGTTCGGCGCAGTTGCGCGAATTTCGTTGAGATGTCTATTGCCTTTCGGGCGGACTTACGGCTGTCGAATATGGCCACCGAGTCAGTGTTGCAGCACAGCGCGCCCTCACAATCTCCATCCCACCCCATCGGGCAGCACACGCCCATGTTGTCATCCCAAAGCACGAGGAACGGCCCAACAAGGCGCTGCTGCGAATCCGCGCCCCGCTTCACGTTTGATGTCTTGCTCATATTTAAGAGTCCTTTCTGCGCTCCACGTCCGCTGTCGGCGCGGATCGCAGAGCTTGATCGTTATGCCCAGAGAGAGTCGTTCAGGTTCTTGCGGTCTTTTGCCAGTGCTTCGAGCGCGGCTTCTTTCGTCGCTCCCGTGCCGCTACATTCACCTTCGACTTCCGAGCCGAATAGTGTGCCAATTGGAGCGGTTGCTTTCCACGTCCCATCCTGGAGTTGCTTTACGGTGGTGTCGCCCATCGTCATTCCGATTTCGGAGCACACAAAACATTGAATTGGTTCTGGCATAACAAGGTCACTGGAGCGAACGCCGGGATTCGCTCTCGGTTTGCATTTCGACGCCACCGGCCCGGCGTCGCTCAGTTCTGTCGTCATTTGGTCGCGCATCGCAGAGCTAATCGTTCGGGGACTTCGCTGCGGGGTGTCCTGGGCATCCGGTTTCGTAGCTCCACCCTTCGCACGGTTCGCCCATCGGAAGGACGCGCCGACCTTTGAGCAGTTCGAGTTTCAGGAAGTCGCGCACCATGCGCGCCGGTTGACGATGGCCGTTTTCATCGCTGAACATATTCACAAGGTCTTCGTCAGGCCACCGTAGAACGCCTTTGATTGAGACGCACGTATGGATTGTCCGACCAGTCCCCGAACCACGCGCTGCACCCTCAACTGCCGCTGGCGTTTCCGATTCGATGATTTTGGTTTCACTCATAGATTTTCAGTCCCGTCCACGGTCGCTTTGGCGGCAGTGGGGTGAGCTTGGTCGTTCGGCGTCACGTAGCGCAGATGTTTGCACCGGCCGCTCGGAAAGATGCGGGCCACTTCCATCATGTCGTTCACTGGGACGCTCACCGTAATGGGCTTGTCCATCTCGCGGCACACCGAGAAGGCATCAGCCCAGTCCGTGAACCGCCGAACAAGCTCACTGGAGCGAACCCGGCCATCGCGTCTCGGTTGCAATTCGGTGCTCATGGTTGTTTCATTGGCGGAATCCGCCGAACAAGGCGCTGGAGCACAACTGCCGCCCCGCGCTTCCGATTTTTGAGTCATTGGTGTCATAAAGTTTTCCGTGCCGACCACGCTCGCTGTCGGGCGGCAGTGGCTGGCTCAGTGAGCTTGGTCGTTGGGGCGCGTTGCGAGCGTCCACTGGTTTGCGAAGGCTTCCGCGATGCCTTCATAAGTCTTGCTGCGGATTTTCCATCTGTCCGGCCCAAGCGGGCAGCGGTGTATTCTCTCCCATTGCTCCCGCTGCACGCCGGACAGCACGCGGATTCTTCCGGTCAGGAAGTGCGTGGGATTGTCCCGCTTGTTCTTCGCCGATATGTGAGTGCTGCCGTCCTTGCAGATTGCCCATTCCGGAATCACCACATCGGTTGGCGTTATCTTCGGGAGATTTTTCAGCCAAAGGCAGGTTTTCTTTGTTTCGGCGTGGCCGTGTTCCCACGGCTGTATCACTTGGTCGGGCTTGCGTATTTTCGACGAGATGATGCTGACCGGATTTTCGAGCGCGATGTGATGTATCGGCGCGTCTAGCAGCAGGCGCACGAAGTCGAGCGCGGCTTGTTGTTCGCCGCTGGCACGCTTCGCCGGAAACCATCTCGCACCACTCACCGCCAGATGCGTGCATGGAGGATGCGCGACCATGATGTCCCAGCCGTTGCCGAGGATTTCGCGCACGTCACATTGCAGATGATTGCCAGGCTTTTCCGTCGGCAGCAGGTCGCACGACCACGCATCCCATCCCCGTTTTGCGAAGGCGTCTCGGACTGTTCCGCTGTATTCGCACGCCACTAAAACGCGCCCCAACCACGGCTTGGAACTAACCACGCCGGGCTTTGGCAATTCGGATGTCACAGTGTTTTCCATGCGTCAGGATTCTTCGCGGCGTGGTAGCTCAAGCCGATCGTTCGGGGAACGGCGGCAGTTCCGATGTTTGTTGGCGTTGCGTAGTTCGCGCTCGCTTCGTTCGCTTGGCCTCCGGCATGTCGGGCTTCTCGACTGTCAGCAGTTGCGGCTGCAATGGCTGATTGAACGTCAGCACTTGATGCCACAGTTTGCCGCCGAGCAGCACGGCCAGGCGTTCGCGCCATGTGAGTTGCCAGCAGCACGCGATGCGGCCTTGTGGGTCGCCAGCATATCGGTGGGCGGGCAGTGGCAGATATTCCGGCTGGTCTTTGGCGATGACCACTGATTGCTCTGGAAATTCCACGAGGTTCATTTGATGTGTTTCATCCATTCTTCCTCGCCGCTGGCCTTGATGAGCCATTCTTTGAGGAGGTTCACAGCATCGGCACGTTGCATTGACGAGATGTAGGTGAGCCGATTGTTTTCACCTTCACCGAACGGCGCGACGAGAAGTATGAAGCCGTGGTTGTCCGGCAGCTTTGCTTCCACGGTGCGAGCCGCTTCTTTCAGATATTCTTTGTCCATAGTTTGTTTCGAGTTCGACGTGCTCTAACCCGACGCTGCACAGAACGCCGGGCAAACGTCGCACGACAAAGCGGGCGTCACTGGCCCGGCGTCTGTGAGCTTTGCGTTATGCCTCATCCATCGGCTGCGATTCACAGTCGCAGCGGTTGAGGATTTCTTTGACATGCGCCCAGTATCCGCGAGCGCGTTCCACGTCTTTGACGACGCCTTCGTGCCACACGTCCACGCCGCCGCCGTGTATCGGCCCGGTCATGTGGTAGCGGTAGTTCGCCATCTTTGGGTGATGCGGATGGTCGCGCGTGTTCTCGATGTAGAGCGTGCCCATTCCCCGCTTCCGGCTTTCGTCGCCTCGCGGGATTAGTTCAAGTGTGATGCGTAAAGGCATGGCTTACTTATCATTCATTTGCCGCGAGCTTCACGATGCGCTCAAGAGCATCGCGGAGGTTCGCATTCTCGGCGCGCAGTTCGCGCACACATTCCGGGCATCCCCAAGCCGTTTTGTAATTCACATCTGGATGTGTCTGGCAAAGCGGTCTAACCATGCGCTGCACCGAATCCGCGCCCCGCTCATCCGCTCCTGTTTCAGGATTGCCGATGATTACGCCTTGCCATCCTTTGCCGATTGAGTGGAAGAACCGGCGTAACAAGGTCACTGGAGCAGACCCCGCCTTTCCGTTTCGTTGCGTTGTTGTTTTCATTGGGTTTTTGTTGTCGTTGCGGCTTGGTCGTTAGCCAGGCGTTAGGGCGCATCAGCGGTTTGTGTTTCCCAATCGTAATGGCAGCATCGGCAGTGGTGTGTTATGCACTGAACTAAAGCCCTAACGGTGTATCCGTCAGACTCAATGAACGCCGTGCTGCGCTCGCGTTCCATGCCGAAGTTGTTCCACGAGTCGCCTGTCAGCCTGTGCCGCCTGTTGATGTCAGCACTGCCGCATTTCGCACATACCGCCGAACAAGGCGCTGCTAATGACTGCCCCGCCAGGCCGTCAGGTGATTCAAGAGTCTTTTGTGGGGCAGTCATAGGTGAGCTTGGTCGTTCGGCGACTTCGCGCTCAGGTATCCTTCGAGGTGCGGCTTGAACCACTCGGACACATGGAGGATTTCCGCAAAGAACATCTGGTTCATTTTCACGCGGCCTTGGATTTTGAGATGGCACCGCTGACACAGCGCCGCGAGATTCCAGTCGGCGCAGTTTGCTTTGTTACCGTCGAGATGATGGACGGTCAACACGAACGCACCTTCGACGCGATGCGGCTCTTTGCATCGCTCGCATTTCCATCCGGCGGCGTCCTTGATTCGTTTGGCGATGTCCTTCCAGTTGTCCGGGTAGGTCGCTCGTTGCTCAGTTTGAATTTCCATCGTCTTCTTTCCGCTCAACCTCTTCGCCCGGCACGGCTCGGTGAGCTTGGTCGTTTCGTGGCGAGTTTCGCCGTCGTGTTTGCTGGCGATGGCATAGAGCAGTTCGTGATAGCGCGATCGCAGGCTTTGGACCTCTTGCCACGGAAGGTATGTCACCGCTTGTCGGCCATCAGTGGTGACATTCCGCATCGCGCCACGATTATTGTGTTTGCTGGCTTGCGATGGCTTCACGTTTCCAGCGCCGAACAAGGCGGTCAAGCGAACCACTGGCCCGCCTTGCAGTTTTATTGGTCCTTGATTGCATAGAGTTCAGTGGCTTAGGCGGGTGTCACTGTCGGCCAGTGGTCGCTCACCCGGAGCGTTAGCCCGCAGAGCGAGCGCCAGTAGTGCATCACGGAATGATTCCGGCGTTGCGTTGGCTTCGCGCTTTGAGAGCACCCTTGTTGCAATCGGATGCCCTCGACGGCGCTCATGGCTGTCGCTCGCGCTTTTCGGATTCACGCTTTGCTGCCATGCGTGCGTTCGTTCCGATGTTCGGGTTGTATGGCGCGTTCGTCAGCGCCTCGTGCCGCTTGGCCCGCATTGCGCGTTTGATTTCGTGCCTGTTCATTCCACTCTCTTTGCGTGCTTTCTTTCCGTTGTTGTTCATGTGTTTTTGTGTTGCGACCGTGGCCCAATGCGCTGCACCGAATCCGTGCCCCGCTCTGCGCTCAGAGCCTTGCAGGCGTCAGGGAAGCCGGACAGGACTTCGGTATTTTCGCCACAGATAATGCGCCCCAACCATGCGCGTCGCCGCGAGAATGTCAGCGGCATCAGTCTGGGTTTATGCCGTTTGCTTGGACTTCGCGCCGCCTTTCGCGCCCCACTTCTGAAAGTCTTCGGGATTGATGCCTGGTATATTTCGAGCGCCGCTCCACAAGGCACTGCTATGAGTTTTCCGAACATAGGTCGTATCCTAACCAGTCGCTAGCCGTTGCTTCCCAGCAGCGGGCTGACGCCCAGCCGTCCAGTCGGGCGGTTTAGGTCTTGTTTGACGCTTTGCTGACGGTTCTTCTGCCACGTCTCCAGGTGTTGCGCGAAGAGCGGCTTGAACTTATCGCCCGCCTGCGGATTCAATGCCTGTTGATACTCCAAGTTGCCACCCTGCCCTTGTGCGTCCCCGAACACAATTTGGCGCGCGAACTCCAGTTGCGTTTCCGCCGTCGGGTCCATCTCCACTAGGTCCGGCGGATTGCCATTGAACATCAGGCTCAACTGATCACGCACCCGGTTGAAGAGCGCTTGGCTCGCTGCGCTCTTGGGCTGGATGAGCGTCGCCGCCCACGTCGGATCAATCGCGCTGGCGATGATGCGGGTGAACGCGCTCCAATCCAGCGTCCCGTTCTTATCGCTCGGCGCCACCCACTTCATGAAGGCTTCAATCTTTTTCCAGACGAACTCCATGTCGAGGTCCTTCACGTCGAAGTAAAGTCCCACGTCGTATTGCGCGGCAATCTGCGCCGGGTCATCGCTCAAAGGCACTTCGACGCCGGCGATGCGCGCCAGTTCCTCCGGCGGCACGCGCTTTTGGATCAGCATCAGCACCATCGTCCACATCTCCGCGCACGTTCCCAGGTAGCGCTCCACCAGCCGCTGCAATTTGCCCTGCCACTTGGCTGGCAGGACGTGCTCGTTCATCAACCCGAAATAGTTGCTCACCCGTTTCATCGTCATCTCCACCAAATTAAACGCCAGTTCCGGGTGGCCCGCTGGCGGATTCACCTGTTCCAGGTCCCCGGCGAACTTGCGCGTGAGTTGCGCGCCCGGCCCGCCCTTGAACCGCAATCCCAGCCGTTCCCGCACCATCCACTGCGGGCTGACTGTCTGCTCTTCCAGGTCCATCAACATATCGATGCTCGTCTTGATAGCCCACTGATCTGCGCCCACGATTTGCGGCACGCCCAGCGCGTTGCAGAAACTGCGCTTCTTCTTTTGCCAACGGAAGCCGCAGAAAGGATAGCGGTCGGGCAAATCCTCGTAGTGATAATGCTTGGCGTAGAGCGGCCGCTGCGGGTTTTTCGGGTCGCTCAAGACGTGCGGGCACCACACCGTGCACCAGATTTCCCGCACGCGCTCCGGGGTGATGCAGCGCTTGTAAAACGTCACCACTTCCACCAGACCGTTTTTGCTCTGCTGCGCCTGCCAATCGTAGCTGTCCACTTCATCATCCGTGGCCACGCGCGAACCGGTGTCCATCAGCGGCACGATGTCGCCCCAATGGCTGGTCTGTCCTGCGGTCTTCAACGCTTCCTCGGCCCAGGCGGCATCCCAGCCCTCGCACAGCACGTTGGCATACACTTCCTCCGGCGTCAGCCACTCGCGCACCGCGTGCCACGGCGATTCCTGCAAGTCGGTCATCTCCGGCGGGCAGAAATAATCGAAGCCCACTTCGCGCGCCACCACACACGGGCGGTCCTGCGCCACGTAGGGCACGGGCAGCGACGAATGGCCGCGGTTGCGCAGCTCGCGGATGACGTGCCGCGCCTTGCTCTTGCTCAGTTCGTAATCGCGCAGGAAATCATCGCCGTATTCCTCGCGCTGCGCGGTGTAAAGTTGCGCGGCAATGTCGCGCGCGAACGTTTGCAAGACCTCCACGGCGGCGTCCTCCAGCGCCGGGTCTAAGATCACTTGTGGAAACGCCGCCAGGCTTTCCAGTTTTGCGGCCATCTCGTCCGGCAACTCCGCCCGCGGCATCTGCGCCAACGCGGCCTGCGCCATCTGCGCGCCGCGCACCGCCTCGTCCAGATTCACCCGCTGGTGCTTCATCGCCAGATGATAATTCCAGCCGACTTGGAACACGCTCGCGCCGGTGTTGAGGCCGAACTGCCACAGATATTCCGCCTCATCCCGCAACTCCGCCCGCATCCGCTCCCGATACTTGTCCACCACCTTGTCCACGATCGCCGCGCCCTCGATGTCCTGCGCTTCCGTGGCCTTGCATTTCAATTGCGCCCGCTCGAACGCGCTCGAACACACGTCGCCCAAGTCTTCGATGATGTTGTCCGCCAGGTACACCCGCCCATCCCAGGCGTTCTCCCACGGCACCGGTTCTGCGTTGATGGCTTTGCGGTGCTTCCGATAATCGCTCGTACGCCCTTTCCAGCGGTTGTAGCGGATGCGTTCGTTGAAGTCCCGCGAGACCGCCGAGATGGCAATGCCCCCGGCGCGCTTGAACTCATCGAACTGCGCCTCGACGTCCGGCGTGTCCTCGGCGAAGAGCAGCGGAAACTTCTTATCCATGTCGGAGCGGGCAGCGGGCTTGGCGGCGGCGGTGGCGTATGCGTGCATAGGTCAACTCGTGGTTATTGCCAATTGCGGGCAGTGGAACATTCCTTTGTTGAGCGCGCAAGGAAATAGTAGCTGAAACACGTCGTCATCATTGGTATTCCTTCGGCAACAGCCATGTGACGGACTTTTTCAGGTAGAGCCGGCGGGCGCGGCGGCCATCGGTGCGGGGCAACCGCAACGCGGCCACGGTGCGCGGCGGCAATTCCTCGGCGGCGGCAGCGCTGTCCACTTCGCGCGACATCGCCGCCAGCGTCTTGGACGTGATGCCCAAGCCCGTCAAGTGCCGCATCCGCACCCATTGCCCCAATGCTTTCCATTCGTTCACGCTCATCATAAATCCTCCTCATCGACACCCGGCCGCCACACTCGCGGCCCGCCGCTGGCAACATGTTGCAAGTCCGCTCCGGCCACGTATCGCAAGTTATCGATCGGGTCCTTGCTCGCGCCGCGCTCCTTGCTGATGCCCGTGTAATTTTCGCAGGCCCAAATCGTTTGCCGGCATTTCCGCGCGATGAACAGCCGCGGCGGCTGGCTGATAAGCCCTTCGCTGTTGCGCCGGCAACTCATCATTTCCCGCACCAGGTTCAGGTCAATCTTCTCGCCGCTCACCATCCGGAAGCGCACCGGCTCAAGCTTATCGCCCGTCTCGCCATCCGTGTGCTCCTTGTCGAATTCCCACACCGTGCAGGTCTGGCCCTGCTCCTCCAGGTGCGGGCGCGGGCCGGCCCGCGAATCGATGTAGTAATCCTCAATCGGCATCCAGCGCTCGCCTTGGCTCTGCTTAAGTTCCTGCTGTAACTTCCGCCGCATCGGGTCGCGCTCCGTTTCCGATCCACCCAGCACCCGGTTGCGTTCCCGAAAGATTTTCTTGTAGCCGAGGATGCCATCCACCCGCGCGCGCTGCGCCGGCCCGGCGTCGCCATCCCATCCCAGCACGCTCTCAGCGTTCAATTCCCGTTCACTTGGCACCGCCCATTCACCATAGGTGCGCGCATCGGGCCATTCATCGTAAATATAAAAATCCGGCGTGTCGCCGGGCGTGACCCGCACCCAGGTGATGAACCACGCCCGCGCATCGTGCGGGTCGCAGAACACGTAGTTCGTCCCCACTTCCGGCAAGTGATCGTCCTCCACGATGTTCCACGGCCCGAACTGCGGGAACGCGCGCTCAATCGCGTCGCGTGCGTAGCCGTAGCCGAAACGCTCCACGAATTCCTGCGACGCTCCTTCCAACCTCAACAACTCCTTCGCGCGATAATCCGGCATCGGATTGCGATCGATGTGGACATACACGGTGCGCACCTTCACCCGGTTCCATTCCGAGCGCAGCCGGTAAGGCATGTGTCCGCGCGGGCAATCCAGCACCCGCGCCTCCGGCAGCAGCCGCGCCGGCAGGCTCTCGTCCACCTTAGCGCCCGTCAGCAATTCCTTGATGCTCGGCGTAATGCCTTTGATGGGGGTGAACGTCCAACCGCCCTTGGCTTCCCGATAGCGCGAGCGCCGCGTGGCGTGCTCAATCCACTTGAGCGATATATCCTCGTCCAGCCAGTAGCCCAGGTTCACGATGGGCGTGCCGTCGGGGCGCGTGAGAATCTCGCACGGACGCGCGCCCCACTCTTCGCCTTCCCATTTTTTCGGTTCTCCATTATCGGTCTCAATGATGATGCGCGTGCGGTTGGGGAGCACCACCAGACCCTCAGTGAAACCGCCCGCCTCACTGTAACGGATTTTGTAGTGCGGACTTTGCTTGCCGTTGAGATGCCCGACGTGCGGCGCCAGGAACATCCAAAGCAAACGCTGCTGGATTTGCTGGCTCGATTCAATCGTCTTGCCCACCACTAGCAGCGTTCCGCCACTGTAACTCAGCGCTGCCTGACAAAACCTTTGAGCAATCCAATAGCTTTTCGTCGAACGGTTCGGGCCGGATACATAAATCAAATCGCAATCCGCCGACGCCAGGTCCGCGTCGAACTGCCGCCACAGTTCCGGCTCGATGCCGCACCACAGCGGATCGCGCGCGGCCGCCTCAATCTGCCGCTGCCGATCGAGCAACGTTTGCATCAACGCTTGGCTTGGCGCATCCGGCAACACCACCAGCGCCCGCTCGCACTCCTTGCACTCGCGCTCCGTGTGCGGCCATAAGAGCGAGTGCGGAGCCGGCCGCAACAAGGCCCGGGCGGCGGCAACGGGTTTAGCGGTCATGCGCTGCTGCGAATGGCTGCCGCGTTGGGCGTCATTGGCGAGGGCGGGAGTTGTGGGGGCGGCCGATCCGGGGCGGACATCGGAGCAGGCATCCAGAACAGGGGTAATGAGCATCGTGTCGTTGGTAGTCATGGTCGGGCAGGCGTCAGTGAGCTTGGTCGTTCAGCGGCACATCATCCTCCGTGCCACGGCGTACTTCAATGATGCGAACTCCGCGCCGCGTCAGCTTGCTCTGCGCGTCTCTGAATGTGTGCGCCCAGACTTTTTGGATACCATGATCCGTCAAGGCTACATACAGCCGGTTTTCGAGTCCACATCGACTTCTCCCAGGAGTCGGCTTTCTCGGCTGGGTCTTCTCATCGCTGGCGAGAATCGCCGAACAAGGCGCTGCACTGAACGCCTTCCCCGCTTCAGTTCCGATGCGCGACGTATCGTTGGTAGTCATCGTCTGGCAGGCGTCAATGACGCTTGGTCGTTAGCCATCATGCAAGCCTTCTGTCGAGCCAGTTCCTTCTGCCTGGCAATCTGCTTGGCGCGCATTTGGACGAGTGAGAGTTCTGCGGCGGCAATGGCTTTGTCCGTTCTGGCAATTGCGCGATACACCATTTCCGCCTGGAGTTCAGCCGATGGGATTCCTTCCAGATACAGTTCACGCCCGCGTTTCCGTTTCGATGCTTTTGCGTTGTTCATGGCTCTTTCGTGCCGGCCTCGCTCGCTCAGTTCTGACGTTCGGCGGATCAAAATGTCGCACTGTGTTATCATGCGTCACCGTTGCAAGGATGCGTCCAAACTTTATCACACGCTTATCATCGGTTATCCCTAGACTCACGTAATCCCGCCACGACAGACCCACAACGAACCAAGTCCGATGCGTTCTACGCGCCTCGCACTCAGCATCCTTAATGCAAAGTTCGATGTCTTGCAGTGGCACAATTACCCGAGTACCGACTGCGGTCTCTGTAGATTGGTCACTCATGGTTCGGCGCTTGCATCGTTTCATCCATGTCATTTTCCGGGGCGTCTGTCGCTCTGTTCCAGCGTTCGCCGTATTGCGTCGCGCGCGTTCGGTGATTCGTCGGTCTCCCTGAGCGTGCGCTCCATTTGCTCGCGGCTTACACCAGGGCACCGGCTCTGGACGAACTGCCAGAAGCGGTCTGGCGATTGTGCGTGCGCCTCGTGCGGGTGCGCGACGGCGAACCACTCCCACGCCACTTGTTCCGCTTCGGCTTCTTCGGACGGTTTCGGTCATTCGGTTGTCATTTTCCGCCGGGGCGCTGTGCCTCAGCCTTGGTCGTTCGGCGCATGACACGCTTGGTCATGTTCGCACGTTTGGCAGTTCTGTTTTCCGTCGCCTTTGTATTCCGAGCACACGGGCGGAAGTGCCGTTGTGTTGTCAAAGTCCCAGGTGCGCCAGTCGCACACACAGCCAGCCGGGATTTGAAGATAGTCCGGCTCGTGGTGTTCATCCTCGAAGTTACCGCAGATTTTGCAGACGCGCCGAACCTGGCGCTGCTTTCCATTGGTTGTTCTCACTTGTCGTTGACGGGTTGTTCGGTCCACTTCTCCAGCCAGTTGACCGGCTCTGAAGGGCGCGGGTCGCGATGATAGAAATACTGCCCAGCTCGCTTCAAAAACCACAGCTCGCGCGAGGCGTTGCTGCGCGTGCCATCCAAGCGCTGGTCATGCACGTGGAATTTCGCATCCCATTCCTCGAGCAACTGCTTCACTCCCTTGATGCTCAAGAACTCATCCCACGTCACATGCCCGCTGCGCAACAAGTCTAGGTCCGGCCCCAACTTCTCGAATTTTTTTTCGTTCTTGCGCACGCTGCAAATGTTGTGCGCGTTGGCCGCCACCTTGTAGCTGCCGCCGCTCTTCTGCCGGTAATCCCCTTCACCTTTGTTGCGATGGTTCACCAGCCACATCGCGCTGTCCGTCTCAATCGCGAAATTGGCGAACGCGCTCACGCACTCCGCCTGCTGCGTAAAGTCATCATCCGCAATCCCAATGCGCATCAGACTATCGAGCGCGAAAAAATGGTAGCCTTCCCTCGCCAGCTCGTAGAAAGCGTCGAGGATGTCGCGCCAGTGTTTGATGCCCGTCGTCCGGTTCACCAGCACCTTCGGCTCTAGCCAGGCCATTGCCCGCTTCCACAGCGCCTGCGCCCCGGCGCAAGCCGCGCACGCGCACTCAATGAATCCTTTCTCCTTCGCTTGCGTTTCGCCGGCCGCGCACAGCTTGCCCTCGCTCACGCCCGTCAGTTGCATCACCAGCTTCTTCATCGTGTCCACGTAATGCACTTCCCGGCTGTCGATGACCGCCCGCAGCCCCTTGGGCAGCAGATGCAGCAGGATGTAACTTGTCATCGTGCTTTTGCCCATTTTGGTCTCCGCCTCAATCAGCGTCAATTCGCGCGTCCGCACCAGAAACGGAAAGTTGCCGAACGCCAGCGCCGGCAAGGGCAGCCCATGCACGCCCTTGCGCCGCCCAAACCAACGCGCAAAGAATTCATCGCCCATGTGCGACGGCTTGAGATACATTTGCTTCGCCTGTTCCGGCGGCGTAGCGAGCCGCGCCAGTTGCGCCACGTCGTCTTGCAGCGTGTGGATCAGATGCTCGACCTGCCCCTGCCATTCGTAGCCTTGGCGGACGAACTCCACGCAGAGGCCCACGGCCTTTCGCAACGCGAACTTTTCGGCCACGATTTCCAGGTAGTAATCGAGGTTGGCCGCGCTGGGCACCATGTCCGGCAGGCTGGCCAGATAGGCGAGACCGCCCGCGCCTTCAAGGCGCTGATTGTCCTTGAGCCGTTGTTGCACGGTAATGAGATCAATCCCGTCGCTGCTCGTGGCCGTGCTGGAGAGCGGCTTGCCCAGCAGCCGGTCGTCATACATGCGGCCAAGCGTGAGCCAAATATCCCGGTGGCGCAGGTCATAAAACTCCGCCCCTTCCTCGTGACCCAACCGCTTGCGCGCTTTGGGCAAGTTGTCCATCGGCGCGAGCAGGCAGCAGCCCAACACGCCTTGCTCTGCTTCGAGGGAATGAGGCGGCAGCCGATCTGTGTCGGACAACATTAAGCGGCTGCGTTCAATCGCCGTCGTGGGATTTTTGCATTGAGCGGTCATGATTTGTCGTTTGCGGCAACTCGGTCACGCCGGAGGCTGCCTCCGCAGCTTTTCAAACTCCAACCAACGGCAATAGCAATGCACCAGCGCGCCGGTATCTCTCCGCCTCCCGTACCAAAAACCAGCGAAGAACGGGCTCGGCGTCAGGTCGCACAATTCCCAGCGCTCGCCATCTCGATTGGTATAGATGGCGTTTATACCCGTGCTTGCGCGCCGGAGAGCGCGCTGCTCGTCAGTCCGCTTTCTCATAATCGTAATTGAGTTGTTCCAGCAGTTGCCGCCGTTTTTCCTCTGCCTTTTCCACCTTCAACGCCGCCTCCAATTGCGCGCGGCTCAACGGCGTGGCGGTGCCGGCGAACCGTGCAGATTCGGCGTGCAGGATGCGAAACCGCTCGCAATCGAAGAGCGTGCCAGGCCGCAACCACCGCCGTTTTTCAACATCACCACGCAATTGTCCAGCCTGAAACGTCACCGTGCGCAGCGCCCCTTCTAGATCGCCACCCACAGCGTGCAACGCAATCGCAATGGTCTGAAGCGCCGCTGGGGTTTCGGGATAATCCACGCCGGACTGCACGTTCAGATGGGCGAGCAGCTTCCGGGCACCCTCGAAGTCCATCGAGGCGTTATCCACGACCATCTCCTGCACTGACGTGTGTCGGGGTGACAACTTGCGAGAGGGGGATTCCCTCTGACGGTTCCACTGACGGTTCAATGACGGTTCGGGTGACACAGCTATGTCACCCCCCTGGTGACATAGCTGTGTCACCCCCCCCGGTGACACAGCTATGTCACCCCCGTCAACTTGACGGGGGGACATATTGTCAGGGGGGGTGACATCCTGACGGGGGTGTCCAAGTAGGATGATGTAACGGTTGCACCCGGCCCGTGCGCCGTTTTTTTCGATGCGCAATTCCTTCAGCCGGTCGGACAGATCGTTGAAAGTGCGCTGGACAGTTCTGATCGAGCATCGCGCTTTTTTCGCGATGGTTTCGACCGATGGCCATGCCACGCCCTGATCGTTAGCGTTGTCGGCTATAGCCAGCATCACCAGCAGCGCTGTGTCCTTAGCCTTGCTAAGTTCCCAAACCGTTTGCATGATTCGGATGCTCATAGGTCTTTAGGTTCAAAAATTTTCATGCCCGTCCTATCTGGTCACAGTGGGCGGCCGGAAATGCAGCCCCCCGCCCCCCCACACCGATATGCGGGGCATTAGGTTGGCGAGACGGCTGGCTCGACCGGAACCACCACCGCTGCCGGAACGGTAGCCACAGCGGTAGCTGCTTCAACATATTGAGGGACGGAGCATTGATTATCAACTGATTGAGCGAGAACAGCGCTTGATTGATACTCAAGCGCTGCACGAACGATTTCCCTTGCTGCCATCAATCTTTCCAGAGTCACGGCTTCCACAGGACGATCTGTGCCTGGCACGATTCCCGCTTCCAACTGACCCCTTTTATCAATAGTCGCCAGAGTCGGAATCCAAGCCTGCCCCGGATGGATGCGGCCAGCCATCAGCCCGCGCCAAATCTCATCGAGGCCATCCTCCGCCAGGCGATCGATTTTCCTTTGGATGCGCAAGCGAACCGCGCTCAACTCTCCGCGCTCAGTCATTGCGCGCCGGACCACATCCACGGATTCAGGACTGATCCCAAACCGGATTGCCACCAAGCGCGCCGACATGCCAAGAGCCAGGGCCGAGCACACGGCCTCAGCGAACTCCGGCTCGCTCTTAAGGCGCGCCAGCAGAATTTT